CCTCCGACAATCGGCGGCATCCCGTAAGTCCCCCACACTTCTTCTTGTGTGCCCAAGCGTAGATTTCTAAAATCCATGTCCTTATGCGAGCTACCAGTTGGAAGCCACTTTATTCCTTTTCCAAGGATCGCAGGTTTGTGCCAATTCTCCTCACCTTGATGAGAGTCTAGCCAGCTTTGCATGATCATCTCGGCATCTCCTTCGTTGAGATACTGATCGGAAGAAAGGATGCCTTCTGGTCGTGCATTCTCCTGGAAGAAAATATAATTCCAGTTAATGGCCTTTAGATCGGTTCCGATAATCACACGCAACACCTGTGTAGGGGAGTACCCGTAGTACGGAGACTCTGGATTGAAGCTACGGAAGTAAACAATATCCTCTGGCTTGAAGACGACGGCACCCTTCGAACCAGTCCACACAAAGCCATCAATGAGTCGCGTTGTCCCAGCGACCACTTGCATCTTGAGAGGGTTGATCAGCGGCCACAGACCAGTGACCTTGGTGGCGTCAGAGGGGTCGTAGAGCTTCTCAACGTAAGCCATCCCAGTCAGTTCCATGTAGGCTGATATTGCCTGTTTAAGGAGGTTCCCCGACACGCCCGCAGAGGGACAGGGGTTAGCAAGCATATCGAGGATGGGATCTTGCCTGATCACTCGTCCGCCTTCGATCGCCGCCCATTTCTCCATCACGCCAGCATACGTTTTCGAACGAGATGCTGCGTGGAAGTGGCGTGCGCTGAAGAACTTCCGATCCTCCTTAGCCTGGTCAGCTTCAATCATGACGAAGGGAATATCTGCGATGGAGCATCCGATCCGTTCAATCGCGGTAAAGACAGCAGGATCCTCTTTGAAAGCGTTGAAGATATTCTGGAGGCCAGCAGGACGAGTAACGCGCCCGTCGTTGTAGCTCGGGCGCTCGGCTCTAACTAATCGGCTGGGGGTCATCTCCGCCGCTTCTTTGACGGGGGTGCCTAATGCCCTATCCAGTGCTTTCATGAAGCCTGCCACTAGAGTCCTCCTCTTCTACCACCTTGAACCCTGAACCGCCGCAGCACGGACATTCGCTCCACCGTCGCGTCGGAGCCCCGCACTGGCATACCTCGATCAATCCATCCTTGAGCAGTGTTCCCCAGAAGGCATCGATGAACGCATGGAACGTTCTCATCGTCTCCTGCTTGTAGTGCCTGTACCCGCGATTTGTCTTATCGCCCTGATATATCATCAGTCCGCGGTCGAGCGTGTCTTTCATAAGCTGAATCTGCTCATGGAAGATATGCGCCGTCATGCTCTCTGCTACAGTCTCCATCAAGTTCTCAGTCATGTTCACCTCTTCAGATTTCAACGTTTGTCATTGCGTCCAGTACCTTCAGTGCCCATGATTTGATCCGCTTCCACACTCTCACCAGTTGCTTCTTCATCTTGAACCGTGTGAGCGCTGTCGACTTCACAGGCACCTCCTATGCTTCCGTAACACGTCCTTCGTCAGACAGTTGTTCCCACTTACAATGCCAGTGGATCGCGCCAGTTGCTGCATTCCCTTGATAAGTCGCCATGAGATACCCTAGATTCTGTGCCGATTTACCTACCGCTCCGAAGCCAGCCATATCTCCTCCCTAGTTCGTTTCCCAACTGCAGGTTTTGATCGTCACGGTTGCGCCGTCAGGAACTACAGCGAATGTGCATCTGATGAGATAAAATGGGAATTTATCGGTTGTGGTCGTGTACTCTGATTCACCCGCAGGAACAGTGAATCCAGTAGTATCAATTGGGAATACCGCGCCAGAAGTTTCTGGATCTAAGCCGGATTCGAATGCTCCGTAGAGAGTGATCGTCAGGATTTGGTTACTGGGATTCGTTGCGCCGTAGGTAAATCCACCATTCACGCTCATATCTACTTCCATGACGTGGAAATCGGTATCGTCTGCAACGAATGTCGACGACATCGCCCGTGGTTTCGATGACTGGTGGTAAGATATGTGATCGCCTATTTCTGCCGGGGTAGTCGTCGCTGTATCAGACATTTTGCCTCCTATAAATAAAGAGACTCCTCGACGAACGTTTTGTTCGCCTAGGAGCCTTCGTATACTTGCTCAACTACAACCTACAGTATTCTGCCTCTTATGTCAATAGCCTACTCATCTATCATATCAGCATTCCTAGTTCGTTCGGATGTTTCGCACCTTTACTGAGATTGCAATGGCTATACCTACCCATCTGCTTCTTAATCCCGAACGCGTATATGAAGCAACGTGTCTTGCGGGTATACGCTCAACGTGCCACCGCGCCGATTGCTCTTTCCAAGCTACCCTGGTAATAGTTCTCAGATTACGTCAACTGTGCGTGATTACCGTATGCGCAGCCCACGGTTGGTGCTGGTAGCCCGGAGTGAGCGTTCCATTAGGCATAGCAATCACCTCCTCATATCGTTAAGAATGGCTTCGTCCAGTCAACTTTCTTCACGTGCTTACGTCTCAAGATTCGCTTCAGTGTCCGCAAGTGACGTTTCTGTGTGCGAAGGTCTGTCGCACAGTGAGCTTCATTCCACGCTGCTCGGATTCTCGCTATGTCATCCGTGGATAGTTTGCGGTCGCTCGTCAGAACTCCACTCGCCTCACGGTGCTCTACAATGCCAGGACTGACTTCGATAGTCTCTATTCTCTTTACCATGTCTGGAGAATCCCTCCTCAATGCGTCAGCGGCAATTCTGCATTAGGAACAAGGTGTATCAATTGCTGCCCCTGTACCCATAACAACAAGCCGTCTTGCGTCCCACACCACACCCTCTGAATGATCCCGTTGTGCATTCTTAATGTGACCAACCCAGAATGGCCCGTAAAGGACACATTCTGGACGGCAACCATGCTTGTCTCGATGGACAATTGCCTTATCTGATCACGAGTCAACGCCATCTCACTCCCCTTTGATGGTTGAGAATATGACTTCTTCTTTCTCGTTGATCAATGTGACATCTACTCCGTGCCCAAATACCATCACTTTAAGATTGGCTCCGAATCCGCCTGCCTTCAACTCTTCTTGCACCGTTTCTTTCGTGAGATCCGCATCCGCTTCAGTAAGCCTTTGATCTGACGTCACAATCGCTAACATGTTTCATCTCCTTTTGGTTCCAAGCTACGGAATGTGTCTTCTCTGAGAGCAAGTGTATGACAGGCATCAACCGTCAACAATCCAGAGGCCAGTTTCTCTCCACAGAAAGGACAGCAATGTATCTCATGCCAGAACCCTGCCTGACACTTCATTGGGGACGTGGTTATCCCTTTTTGGTACCATCTTTTCGACTCGCGCCCGATGGCTTCCATGTGCCATCTGATTAGAGTACTCCGCCGCCCGAATTCCATGTCTGGGAATGTTCCCCACCGTATATATCCACCCTCAACCCCTATTGCCAGCTTGTCACAGCAAAAATGCTCGTCTGGCAAATACTTCATAACCCGCATCTCGTTTTCGAGCTTCTCGACCTTTCTCTTTAGTTCTGGGAGGTAAACATCAATCTCCGTCTTCAGACGCATTTCCTCCTCGTGGGCTTCCCATTCTTCTAGCTTCGTTATGTCATACGTTATGCGCACGTAATCACCAATTGGGACGCTTCCCTTTATAGCGGTTAATAGATGAGATGTGTTTTCATCGTCATCGGGTACTCCAGGCGCCGTGCTGACACCAAACATTTGTCCGTCACTAGATCCGGTTCTAACATCCGCCCATCCGCCTTTAACTCTCCGTCCGCTTGCCTCTCTACGTTTGTAATGTCTCAACATTCTCATCATCTCCTCACTACACAATTACAGCTTCACCAGCTTTCGCTCACCCTCTCTCCACTTGAAGCTCGTCGGGCAGATGCCCCAGACAGCATGTTCATTGTCGTATTCGTAGGTATCAGTCCCCTTCTCAGGGATCCTCGGAGGCTGTATCTCGACCTTGCCAGTGCCTCTGCACTTGCCACAGACTTCTTCTTCCTCAGTGCTTCCTTCTCCTTCACAGCGGTCGCACTTCTCCCAGCCAATCTCTCTAACCGCAAGCAGCTTCGCAGGGACTCTCTGCAGCTTCAGCCTCTCGTTCCCTCCAAGCGTGATCTCAATCAGCACGGTTCGCATCTGATCGTCATCCAATCCCTTGCCAGGATGCTGCGTCATCAGCACCTTGAACGACTGGAATGCCGGGATATTTGGCGGTGATTTCTTCTGTCGGGCGCCCAACTGCGCGAACGGATGCCAGTCTTCACGTTTCTGAACTGCGTCGAGGAAGTTCCTTGCTAGGTCCAATACCTCTTTGTTTCTTAATTTGGTTGCGTCACTCATGATTCTCCTCCATTGCTAGTATGAATGCTCTGGTTATTGCTTGCGGTAAGGATGAGCCATCACAAATACGGTCTCCTCTTATTCCGCCATTGACACATCTGAAACGCGCTCTATAGAATGGATCTGATTCTCCATGAGATAGTGTTTCAGTCTTGTATTCAGACGACCACCACCAATCATTCTCTCGTGCCTTATCAATTAGCTGTCCCATAGCAGCCAAGTCGTTCGGATAGTCGGGGCACACGCTCCATCCACCTGTAAGGAAATCCCCGTCGCTGCCCTGTGGGACAAACTGCCACATAGCCTCACGAGCGATGTCGTTCGGACGCCACGCTATCTCAGTTGCGCCAAGCACCTCAGCAACATGGATCCGCAGTTCTGTATGCGTCAGCACCATCACTTCATCCCGAGTCATCTTCATCACCACCCAACAGTTACCAGTCGCCAAAGAACTCGGCACAGTGCCACCGTTACGAATACCACGAACCAGCCGGCAAAGAACCAGCACTCGTAGAACGCTGCCTTCGCCAAGAACCGGTACTTCTTCGGCAGATCCTTCATCTTAGTGTTCCTGGCACGCATCCAGTACGTCTGCTGTCCAAGGAACGTCAGCCACACGAACATCGCCGCGCCGAAGAACACGAACAGCTTCCCAATGCTATACAGCGTATCAAGCGGTGTCGTCATTCTGTGCCTCCACTGGAACCCTAAAGATTGCGTCTGCTATGGCCTTGTGCGCCCTCGCTGGGAACATGTTAAGCGACATCACTTCATCTACTTCTCCCTCGCTGATCGCTGGGGCTAACACGCAATCTGCTGCAATAAATACACTCTCAATGCTTTCACGCTCTGAGAATGTAGCTATCCCAATCGGTTCGCCATCCTTCATGATAGGAACTACCCATTGTTCAGACATCTTTCTTCCTCCCTGCATAATTCAATCGCTATGTCCGTTAGCCGTATACTCGCCGGAGCATCTTCCATGGAATGGATAATAGGATTCTCGAAATCGCGTTCGTCAATAGATGCTGCTAGATCCTTGAGCCATTGCGCCTTAAATTCTGCCTTCATTCTGGCAGGGTCTTGTTTCAGGCACGACTCGTTTACTTCGCCTGACAGAATTACACGAACCCGTAATAGGTTCTCGCCGATACGTGTCGCTTTAAGAGGTGTAGTCATTCTGTATCTCCCTTACGGCTCCATGGCCACAAGAATTCCCACCATGACTTCAGACGTATATCCTTGCGTTCAATTCGCCCCTTCACGATGCGTTCCGTGGTTATGGTGTCATGCCCAATGGCCACGCAATCTGTTATCTTCGCTGGACGCTTGTGGCATATCCCATTCGCACCTAACGTAAATTCGATCATAGATGACCCGTCAGCCATGAATTCTGTTACATGCTTGTACGTGAGGACCGCTGCAGCTTCCGTACTATACGTCGCGTAGAGACAATTATCTCCGCTCAATGTGAGAACTCTTAGGCTCCATATTCGCTCGCCATCATGCGTTCCAGCGCATGGAGGGTGCAACTCTCCTATTGAAAAGATGCCGCCGTCTTGCCCTCTGATGTATTTCATAGCTCGTACTCCCCAATCTCCAGATCTGCCGGATGGCCGTCATAGGAGGGTGGCTCATTGACAGAGAATGTACCGTGCGCTGTTCCATCTGGCAAATGCCAAATAGGGCCTACCGCCTTTATTCCTTCTTCTGGTTTGTGCATTGCGAAGAAACCACCTTGGCTTATCCAAATAACCTCTGCATCCCATCCGCCCTTCGCTATCAGTATCATGCCTTTGAACATTTTCATCGTCATCTCCTTCCTCTCCCTCTCGGGCTGAAGAACTGTGTCCTCTCGCCGTCAGAGCCTTCGAATCGGCTCCCTGCAAATACCGCGTAGTTGAACGCATGGACGTAGTGATCCGCTTTCGTGTTCACATACGACACATACTTCTTGCCGTCAACCCTCGTTACATGCTGTCTTGTCGGCGCCCGGAAGTGGTCCCAGAAGTCCGTCGGCAGATTCGAGGGCACTCCCTCCGTCTTCGATAGAATTAGTGCCACTGCCTTGTCCAACATCTGTGTCCTTAGACCAGTGTAAACAGGCACCCCGTCCTTCTCCCCCCACTTGTCATCCGTCGCCATTGGATCGGTGTGGTACTCGACCAGAGTGACCAGTCCTGGGAACAACCTTGCGAACTCCTTGGCTTTCGTGGTCTCTGGTCGGATGTCGATCGCGCAATGCTCAACATTGTATGCGTGCATCATTCGTCCGAGCTCTTCCCACTGAGCATTCCCCACCAAGTTGCCAGCCCACAAGATGCCGCCATACGTGCGCCTGACCACCACATGGAGCAGCGTTCCCACGTCAACACCCATCACACTCTGTCGATCGTAGGAAGGGATCATCTCTCCCATCGATGGCAAGCCTGACACATCGGTAATCCGCGTTCCAGCTGCCGCCCAAGGTTGCCCGAGCTTCAGATTGTAGAACGCTTCCATCTTCGATGCGTCCCCTTTTATCGCATCCCAATCATCCATCATCTCTTTTGGGGTCACTGTCGGGGATAGAAAGTGAGACATCGAGTATGACTTGTATGGAGCCTTCGGATTCTTGTGTATCCATTCGCCATTCATCTTGTCTAGCTTGTGGTCGAAGCTCGGGCACATTACGTCGTTAGGATGATTCCTGTTGGCACTGTCCGGCCATTCAGGTACGACAAACTCTTTGCACTCCGGACACCATAAAGCCGCATTGCCCTGTGATCCACCATTGTAGTCGATGTCGATGCCCTGTTCTGGCAATTTCGGGTTTGAGAGTGCTAGTTCCCACTTATGCTTCATCGACTGTAGGCGCCCGCGTGATGCAGCGATGCCTTCTGGATCCATGGGATCTTTCTCATCGTGGATTACCATACCGGCTGAGAACTCAATCAGGCTCTTTGGAGATGCAGCACCACGGAAGTTCAGCGGCTGTCCCCATCCCATCTTGAGGCCAACGCTGTCTGCTTCAAAGCCTTCTGCGATATATGGTGAATTGATGATGAATGGATTGAATCTCGAAGTTACGAATTTCGCCAGTTGATGCTCGGTAGGCATCATGTAGAGGACTGGCTCTCTCTTGATGTCCATGAACCAGAACGCTGTAACGATTGCCATGAAGGTCCAGCCGGTCTGGACAGATTTCATTACAACTAACTTACCTCCAGGTACTGGAAGTTTAGCGATTTCCATGAACGGCTCGTAGAGATACCACATATATCGCTCGGGATTGAAAATAGAATACGTGAAGCCATCCTCCATGACTAGGTAGGAATGGCCCCACGAATACGGATTCTGTCCCGCCCTACTTCGGACAGCTTCGATCGCCGCTTTTCCTGAGAATTTACCGTTGGCTACGCTGGATCCGTTTGACATCTCTTGCGATCGCCTCTCTGACAAGTTCAGCCACTGATGTACGTTCCCCGAGAACCCGACGTCTCTTTACCTCTTCGGCATAGATCTTGATGTGCTCCTTCGGAACAGTTGTCGTTGTCCGTTTCATGTCTGGTGCTACGGCCATGTCTACTCCTTCGATTATCTGTAGTGAACAACAGCACTGCCATCTGACAAAACAGACCAGCTAATGATCGTGGTCTCGCCATGTACCTTCATAGTTCCTTTTGGTGGGAGATACATCACTTGGATTGGCTTGTTCTCATCTGGATCTGGCTCACTCTCTATACGGCATAGAGCGCACTGGGCACATAGTCTGTGAGGAAGTTTGATAGGAAGACCGTACTTCTCCCTCGCGGCTGCTACCATCGCTTCACAAGCCCTCTTATGAGTCCCAGCAAGATCTCGCAGGATCTCGTCCTTGTTGATCGTGATCTTGACGTGCATATCTCCAATTTGGTTCTTCGGGACAATTGGTTCTACTATCGACGCGCTAAATGTGCCATGCGTTCCTTGCCCGACTACCTTGAGTACCTTGCACGTTAGCGTTTCTCCATTCGTAGTGACAACTACCTCATCTCCTGGATTAGTGTTAAATACAGCCATGTTCTCCTCCTCATGCAGCATCCTCCCGCTGGCTACGCAGGAGGTATGCCGCCATCTTATACAGCTTCGATGCTACTCGTCGTCCGGTTCAGACGCGACCATGTTGAACGGGAGCTCTGGATTGAGATACCCGTCCAGCTTGGAGATCAGTTCGATTCCAGCAATCACAGCGTCATGATCTCCCAGCTTCTCTTTCTTGTCAGCCAGGACGGTTCGCAGTTGCATGATCTCAAGGCCGGTCAACGGCAATGCGTTCTGCGCCTTCAGCGTTGCGATGAGAATTTCCAGCCTGTCGATCTCTTTTTGTAGCTCGTATGGAGTCTTCTCCGTCTTCACTTCTTCAGTCCCTGATCCACCGGACAGTTTCTCGTCTCTACCCGTCATTGTCTACCGCCTCGAGTTGCTCAGGCACAGGTACTCCCATGCTTTTCATCCAGCATTCCCAACATATCTCTACTTCCAACGGGGATCCTACTGCCAACATCGGAGCGTACACCCCCATCTGAAGTTTGTAGAAGTCCAACACGCGCCCTGCAGAAGCACTATTGGCAACGCGCTCCGCGTCGATGTTGACCTCAAGACGAATGCCAATGAGCACCCCACCTGTCTCGGGGTTCGTCATGTCTTTCCCGCAAATAGAACACGGTCGCGGGATCAACTGATCAAGCCGCCTCTTCTTATCGTCATCTCTGTCGATTGTCCAGCCGCCAATCGTTCCGCTGTCAGCACTGATACATCCAGGCATCTTCTGCTCGTCGTTCATGTTCACGCTCCTTATCTCGGTCCATCAGATGGAGGCTTGAGGCTGCACGGGCCAGCCGGTTCTCGCTCTTTGACCTTCAAAGAAACACCGCCAGCCTCAATTACTTCCAGTCTCGCTTCGTCAACCCACTCGCTTGATGGTATCTTTCCATCGCCGCCAACACGCGGATGAACATCGAACGAAACACACCCCGTCATGCACGTCCATCGCCCGTAGGCAATCCCCTCAAACCCAGTCATCTTGTCGCGTACCCGATCACCGATCTCAACATCTTTGTCGATGACTTCCTTACTCAGTGCCATGTTCACGCTCCTTGTGATTCCTCACGTTCAAGATATTCCTCGATCGCTTTCAATAAAACGTAGTTGAACGATCGATCCTTCTTCGCGCCGACCGCAATCATTCGCTCGATCAGCCTCTCTTTTACTTTCCCCTGCGGCACATAGAGAGTCGCCGTCGCCATCAATTGCTTTGCCATCCTGACCATCTCCATTTCCCGCATAAGTGTACTAGGTGATGCACATAAGAGCAATAACCAGTTTCACAGATACCCCCGGAGTGGCACGCAAATCTACGCGCCATAATCATGAGGTGATAGACTCCGGGGGATTGTTTCATTTCTTTCGCGGCGTGATCGTGATTATGCACTTCTCGCTATTCGGAACGATGCGATAGTTTCTCCATCCCTGGCCAGTCTCGTCGGTGACAGGCTCTATCTCTTCAGTTTCCTTCGTCGTCTCAATATGCACGTCGCACGTAGGTCCCAAGAGCGTCAGTAAGCGTCGATACTACAGCGTCAATCTTCTTCTGATCCCATTCCATCATGACTCCTTCATATCTCGTATCGCAGCAGCACATTCTTCGGGGCAAACAATTTCCTTCACCATCTGTTCACACGTCTTCGCGCACTCCTCGATTGTCTCGTCGCTGCCAGCGCGGTTGTTCCAGGCGGAGATTGCAGCCATTTCATTGTCCTGA